CGATAAGCTGATCGCGGCGGGCCATATAGTCCGCGCCGAGTACGACGATCTCCAGCGTGAGGCGGCGGGCTTTGCGGCCCAGATCCTCGGCATAGGGCACATCGCGCAGGGGGTATTCGTGCAAGGCCACGCGCCGCCCTATGTCACCGTCCGAGGTCTCCAAAATAAACGGGATATCGCGGTACGACCCCTGCAATATGCGCTCTTTCCAGTGCATTAATGGCTCCGCATCAGTAGGCCGCTATCGACGTCGATATCGAAGCCGCGTGTGGATTGCATTTGTGTGACTCGCGTGGGATGAGCGCTCTTGATCTCGATTTCCAGCTTACCGGAGAAACGCTTCTCCATTTCGGCGACTTCTCTTCGGTCAAGTTCTTTTTTTATCAATTCGGCTTGATAGGAATCCGGGCCGCCGGCCTTCATCATTTGTTGATCCAGCCATTCCTTAAGTCTGGGGGTACTCGCCATGCCAACCTGCTTTTCGGCTACCGTTTGGCCGACCTTTTGGCTCACCGTTGCGACTGTTGCGGCTATTACAGCAGGAAGCAACGGTGCGGCGCCGGCCAGGAGTTTGGCTACAGGGCTTGCCGGAACCTTTCCGAGAGGACCGGTATTGATGCCGGGAGTGCCAAAGCCGGGGTTGGTGACATAGACCGGTACCACGCCGTTTAATGCACCACCCAGTTTTTCACCGACAGCTCCGCCCAGCATGCGGCCGCCTATCTTAAACAGGCCCAACTTTTGGGCCATGACCAAGCCGCCACCGATGATGGCGATATTTTTACCCATCGCCATCCAGCGCTCGACAGTGCCAGGTTTGAGCCCGTCCAGGTATGCGGTTAGCTGCTTGACCGGCTCAGATAGTTGGTTATCGGCGAATTGCTGCCAGACCGTATAGAGATTGGTCAACGCGGCGTTGAAATCTTTGGCTGCGCGGATTGAGTCCCTGGTGATAGTTCCGCCGTCGGCCTGGATTTTATTAAATCGTTGCAGGCTCTCGACCTTACCGGTGCGCTGAAACTCTCCGGCAGCGGCGTTGAATGATCTGATCGCCTCGGCGTCGAATATTTTGGACAGCGCAATTTTACTGCCCTTGGTCTTTTTAATGATCTCTTCCATGATTTCAGGAAGAGCGCGCATGACGGTGGTCGAGCCCGGCTCGAATATCCGGATGCCGTTTCTCTGAAGTAATTTAACCTTATCGGCATCGCCCAGAGTGCGCAGCACCGCTTCAAATGCCGTGGCCGCCATCTCGGATGATCCAGTGCCCTGGCGGATCACCTGAAGAGCGGCACCCATCTCACGTATGGCCGGGACGCCGGTACGGCCCATCGCGGTATAGGCCGTGACCACGCGCGGCCCCAGCGCGGCCAGGTTCTGTAAGGTAAAAGCCCCCTCCTTGCCCTGCACGGTGAGAATATCCAGGGCCTCCAAGGCTTCCTTGGCGCCCAGGCCCATCTTCTGGAACTCAGCCATGATTCCGCCAATAGCGGCACCGTCTCCACCTGTGGCCTGAAGGGCCAGGCCGATATTGCGGATGTTGGCTTGGGCGAAGTCGAGATCGCCGGTTTTTTCGATAATCTCTTCGATAGCACTGGTGATTTGGCCCGGATCGACACGGATATCCGGCGCCTTGGCGGTTTCAAAGATTTTACTCTTTAAGGCATCCATCTCTTTTGAGCTGCGGTTGGCCTGGATACCGAGGCGCGTAAAGCGCTGCTCCAGATTACCCACCTGCCGGACGGTACCGACACCGGCCGCACCCGTCAGAAGAGCCGTATAGCGATTACCCAAGCGATCCAGGCCACGCCCAGCCGCTGAAACCCCGGCGCTGAGCAGGCGCATGCTAGCCGAACCCTGTCGGCCAAGTTGCGACAGGCTGTTGGTGAACTGACCGGCGCGCTGCTGTAGGTTGCCCGACAGGTTAACGATGATGGATGTTTTTAGATCGCCCATTTACTACTACTCTTTAGGTAGAACCGACATCACGGTGGATATGAAGCGCCGTAGTGTCAGTCCGATGATTTCGGAGCGGGTAAAACCAGTCCTGGTGGCCAGGATCAGCAGGCCGGGTGCCACCAACTCATTGACCGCCTGCTTGATCACGCCCCCGCTCGGTGATCCCCATCAAGGTGGCAGATTCAAGCGCATTGGCTTTTTCTTGGATCCGGGAAATATCAATTGCGCTGAGTTTTTTGAGATCGGCCAATGTGAGTGGTCCATTGTAACTGCCGATACGCACGATTTGACGGCGTAGCGTGTTGAGTCCCACTAGCGTAGGACTTGCAAGCAATTGGTAGCCATCAGCGGTCGGGACTACTTTTTCGCTTTCGTCGGTAGCCTCGATCAGATCCGCTGCCGTTGCTTCGCGGATCACGGCCTCGGTGTGCGTATCGTTTCCAATCTTCAGGCCCTGAACCAGTACTGCGGTAATTGTCGGCATATTACATCATCTCCTCGGCGGGTGGGCCTTCGAAGGTGAGCGGCACCTTGCCGCCTTCGCTGGCGGTCATTTCGGGCGTGTTGGCCATCCAGGCGCCCTGGATGACGTACATTTGGCCGGTGTCGCATTCGAACGAGATGGTGACGGCATCCCAGAGCCGCATATCGGCCAGGCGGGTATCTTTGCCGACAGTAATTTCACACTCCATTTTGCTCTGCTTGGGCGTCTCGAAAAACCCCTGCACGCTATTGCTTCCGACGACGGCGGTGCGCTCGTGGCCGCCGATGTCGAGCTTGGCTCCCGGTAACGATTCTAAGAGCTTCCCATCGATTTTGATGAACGCTTTGCCTAATTTCTTACCCATCATGACCTCCGTTTACCCCCAATGGGGGTTAAAGAATGAACTGCACCTGGGCGGCCAGAATTCGCAACTGGTTGACCAGGTCCGGCGGCGCCAAAACGTCCACGCGGTTGCGGTCATTGGCGTTGCGCTGCACGATCAGATCCTGCTTATACTGCTCCAGGTTTTCCACCAGGCCGGCCTGCTCCCACTCGCGGGCGAGGGCGATCAGCTCGGCGCGCAGCACGGACGGGGTGACGATGGCTTGGCCGGGACCGTAATGGGTACCGTCGTCGGCCAGCTTGTGACGCGGGAACTTCTGGGTGAACCGGGCACGAACGCTGTATCGCAGATAGCTGATCGTAGCCTGGGTGGTGATATCCAGGTAGCTTGGATCTTCCACGCCCAGGGCGTTGGTCTGGTACATGCTGACTTCGCGCTCGATGCGCACCAGGCCACCGGCATCGACATAATGGGTGGCGATGCCGTCGAAGAGGAGTAAATTGCGCTCTTCCTGGGTCCAGCGCGCGCTTTCACTCGGCGGCAAAATACCTGCCAGCACCAGAGTTTGCAGCGGGCGGGCCGGGTCGATGGAGAGCGCGGCGGCGGCCTGGCCGCAGTAGGCCGCCGCCCACAGATAGGGCGGCATGGGGCTGAGGCCGGTACCCATACTGGTGACGTGGGGGCAGTTTCTACCGTTGCCGAAAGTGCCGGTGGCGCCGTGGGTGCCGCGATAGGCGCTGTAGGCGATGCCGTCGATCTGGCGCGTGCCGGTGAATCGATCCGACAATTCTGCTTCCAGGGCCGACATGTTGGCCGCGTCGGTGTATGGGTTGATGATGGCCTGGTACCATTCGTCGCCCATGACGGCGATGGCGGCGGAAAGATCGGGGGAGCCGGCACCGCCGGACATTGCCACGATGACCGTGGTGAGACCGGTGGGAAGTACTTCTCCCTGGTAATAGTTGATTCTGATGTCGATGGTATTGCCGCATTCTCCTTTATTTCGCGCCGTGAGCGTGACAACGGCGCCAACGGCGACGGCCGTAACCGGCAGGCTGGTGTCGGCGTTGATGGCGGCGGCCAAGGCGGTGGCGATACTGGCCAAAGTGGCGGCAGAGGCGACCGGGACGCGCACCCTTTGGCCGGCGATGTAGCAGTTGAGCACGCCGGCCGCGGTGGGCAACCCGCCCAATGTGATGGTGCCGACGGCGGCAACGCCTGCGACGGCATCCTCCAACGGGATGGCCCAGCTTTCCGTATAGCGGTTATTCGCCTTCAGGACGGAGAAGATCGACGCCAGCATGGAGCCTCGACCGAATAGAGCCTGGGCCTGATCGGCGCTGGTGACGCGCACGGGTACCAGGGCAGCGGCCGGTCCGGAGGCCAGTTTTTGCCCAAACGCCAGGATGCGCATGGGAATGGCCGGGGTGCCGACGACGGCGCGGGTGTTGTCGAACTCCACGTAAACCAACGGCACGCGCAGATTCGATAGGATGGTGTTGAAGGATATCATGGGCTATTTGCCTCCTTTTTCCTTTTTGGCGGGCTCAACTGCTTTTTCGGGCTCCACTTGTAGGACCGATCCTTCCGCGATTCGCCGTAACCAGAACGACGTAGCGGTCACGGTGACGCCGTGATCCGGAAGTACTTCGGCCGGGTTTTCGGGCAGGCGGATCTTCAATCCGGGGGCGGGTTTGACAAAGATGGTTGCGGGCATAAAAGGCTCCTTATTGGCGCAAATTGATGTCATCGACGGTATCCGTGCTGCCGTCTTGATTGATATCCCATTCGACATGGGCGCGTAGAAAGAGATCCAGGCCGGAGGCGGCCGCGTCCTGTGGCGTCCATTGTTGGCTCCACGTTACGGCCCACAGCGCCACGGCCCGTTTGTCCAGGGTGCCGCTGTACAGATTTTCGGCGCGGATATCTTTTGGATCGTCCAGATCCTCTCGGCTCCAGAGGTTACCGACCACCAGGGCGCCGACGGCACCGACCAAGTGCATCGCGGTCTCGTCACGGTCGGCTCCCTGGGCGTCAATAGCCATGATGTAGGCGGCCCAGTGGGTGTCAAAATTGACGGCGATGGAATCCGATGCGATGCGGCTGATGCCCAGACACCCCACGCGGATGGTGGCGTGTCCGCGCACCACGATGCGCTTGAGATCCTCGACCGACATGCGTCCGGGGTGTGGTTCCGCATGGTCACCTAGGCCCACTCGTTTTAAACTGCTGACTATCGCATCACGGACGGCGGGCAGCGTCATGATAAAATCCTCCGGAACCACTCTTCGATATCCGCAGCCAAATCTGCTTCGTTGTCGGTGGACAAGCCTAGATAAGCTCGTTCCGGGATGTTGCGGTCGGCGTCGCCGAATTGATGGGTGGCGGCGTAGATTAAATTACTGCCGATCTCCACCTCGTCTGCTCCCACGGCGTAACCGATGGAATCCAACAGATCGCCCTGGCCTTGCAGCAGGCTGTGGCCGCCGTGGCGTCTCCTCGCGTAACGGTCCGACCACTTTGACCACGCTTCCCCTTGGGGAGAACTCTTTTCGTCCGTAATGCGACGGCGGGTTTGGCTCTCCACCGTGGCGCCGACCACGTCCAGCAGTTCGCGCCGGCTGAATCGGCCCAGCTTATCGAGCTTTTGCTGCAACCGCTCGATACCGGACAAATCGATATGCAGGGCCACGCCGGTCATCTAATGGCCTCCCCGCAATGTTTCGCGTGTCATCAAGCGCCCGGAGGCTGTAAACGTTGCGCCACCGGATGCCGCCTCGACCGGGTCGTTACCCAAACCGGCCACCCCTTTGGACACATCGCGCAACCAGGCGATGGCGTTTTTATAGCGGTTTTCCACCTCTTCGGTGGTGCGGTTGCCGGAGAGATGGTACATGGCGATGTCGATGCACACGCGCTTGACGGCCCCCGGCACCGTGGCCAGCGGCAAGGGGTAGCGCGTGGAGAGATAGCTATCGATATCCGCGCTGGCGTCATCCAGGGCCGTTACCACGGCCTCGTTCTCGATGGCCGCGTCGCCATCGCGGTCCGATACCGCCGCAACGGCGTCGATGCCCACGCGGTCGATCAGTTCTTGGTCGGTGGCGTAGGCCATTTTACTTCTGCTCCTTGACGGTCTCGGCGATGATCAGAGCGATCAGCTCGTCTTTGGTTGCGTCGGGTGGAATGTCCACCGGCATACCCTTGAGCATTTCGGTCAACTCCTCCTTTTTTTTGCGCTTCAGATCGTTTTTCATCTGATCGATGGCGGCCTGACCGGCGGGACCGGTGTTTCCTCCGGCAACTTCTTCTTCGGTGACGAGGAGCATGGGCTCGGCCTTGAGCGCCGCGAGCTGCTCCGGGCTCCACCGGCTCTCAGGATATGATTGCGGCGACACGGAGTGCGCCATGCCTGCCCGGCGAAAGCCGTCCTTCTTCGATTTTATCGTGATCGTTTTCATGAATTACTCCTTGATAAGCCGGGCGCTGAGGCCCGGCTTCTACCGTTTGGCCGGAAGGTTTACGGCAGCCACGGACAGACCATGATATCGACGGCCTTGAAGTTGATATTGTCCGCACCGGCGGCGTTTTTCTCGACTTCAACAACCGTTTTAGCCGGAGCGCGGTTACTGGGGCCGACGACGAGCAGGTTGGGCGTGATGCCCAGGGGCTTGCCATAATCGCCCTTGAAGGCGCTCATTGCCGCCATCGCCGCGTTGAAGTTGGTGTCGTTCAACGTATCCTTGCTGGCGAAGGCCATCTGCCAGAACCCGTAACCCACGTTGCAGCGCTTATCCACGCCGTAGACATACTGATTTTTGAAGAAGACGTTGGGGTCTTCATCCTTGATCAGCGTGACGAAGTTGGGTTTCTTGCGCTCTTGGTAGATGATCGGTTTGAGCGGCCGCTGGGTGGCCAACAAATACCAGGGATTACCGGCGCCGGCTTGCATATTTGAGACGCTTGCGGTGCTCCCATCGGCCTGGGCGACCGGGTGATCCACATCGAAGAAGTACTGCCCGTCATAGCACAGAGTAGCGAACCCGGCGGCCAGCAGGGCAAAAACCAATTCGTCGGGGTGGGTTTTGGCGGAATAACCCAGCGATTCCATCAGCGGGGCATAAATTCCATAGCTATCATCATCGATTTTGGTTCGCTTTACGCCCACGGTCAGTTCGAATTCTTTGTTGCGGATGCTGTAATCGGATTGCTTCAGGTTGTTGATTACACGGTCGCCGATCCATTCGCGCATACCGGGCACATTACCGAGCCAACCATAATCTTCGGTTTCGGTACCGGACGGCACCAGGGTTGCCACGCGGTCCCAAAGGCTCTGCGCTTCTTCGAACCCTTTTTGAAAGTTGGTTTTGAAGGCACGGAACAAGATGGCCAAGTTTCCAGCATTGATAATCATGATTTTCTCCTCAATATCCGGCGCGCGGCCGGCGGTTAGCGTAAGTCTACCCAAACCCCCAGGGTATCGACATCGAAGACCTTACCGGCCACCGAGCGGGTATTACTGCCGTTGGTCTTGGCGACGGTTTGATCATCGACGATGTAACAGTCATTGCCGATGTCGGCGGCGGCGACCAGATCGCCCGCCGAAGAGTTTCCAAAGCGGAAAATCCCCTTTTCCAGATTGACGCGCTTGGCTCCCGCGATACCGCCGAGGTTATCGACTGTTTCTGCGACGCGACCCACACCGCGTAATGTGGTGGCGACAGCGCCGGGGGTTGCGTTTCCGGAACCGTCTCTGGCGCCCAGTGCGCCTGCGAACAATCTAACGTTTGCCGCCGCCGGAAGGTTAAGCAGATCTCCATTCCGTAACGGGGTGTCTCTTTCACTGGTCAGTGCTGCCATTTTGCTCTCCTATCATGCGTTGAATGACGGTTATTGGTGCGGTCTATGCCGCAGTTTTACGATATTGCTCCTCGCTGATGCCCAGGCGTTCGCACACATCCAACTCCTCGGCGTTCAGCGCTTTGCCGGTTACGGGCGCCATTCGGTCCAACTTGCTGGGATCGCCGATCACCGGGGCGGCGGCCACGAACTTGCGGAACTCTTCCAGGCCGTTTTGCTGCCGACACATCGCCATGTAGTAATCCTTGGTGGCCGGAGTAATTTTACCGGCTTGCATGGCCGCGCCGACTTCGCGCTCGATCTGGGCGTCCAGATCCGTCCTGGCCTTGTCGGCCAGGGCCTTTTCGGCATTGGCGGCCCGGCCGAGCACGACGTCATAGTCGGCGCGCGGAACGAACAGGGCCAGGTCCGGGGTTTGGGCGCGGTTGCGCGCCGTTTGCAGGTCGCCTTGCAGGGTGGAGACGGCATTGAGCACCTGCTCCTCGGTGGCGGTTTCGGCCAGGCCGAGGGCCGTAAGCAGTTTTTTCAACATGGTGTCCTCCTCAGATTGTCGATGGTTAAGCGCCGCGAGGCGCAGGTTGGGCCGGTTGGTGAGGCCGATACTGGTGAGTTGCACGATACGGCCGGTTTGACGTTCGTAGGTAAAAACCGGGCTGATGTAACGGTACTCGCGATTGGCCACCGCTGCGGCGCCCGCCGGAGTCCACGCCACACGGCCAACCACGGCGCCGGAGCGTGATTCGAGGGCCGTGATCCATCCGGCGGCCGGAGCCGGATCGCCGTGGGGCGCCCGGATCTCGGTGCTGTGCTCGGTGTCGATCACCAGATCGCGGCCGCCGGCATTAAAAGCGGCGATGACGGCGGCCGGATCGTTGAGCCACGAACGGCCATCTCGGCCGACGACCGTCGCTCCTGATGGGATCAACTCGATCCATTCCGGAGCCTGCCCGGCGGGCAGTTCGAAATTCAACACCGAGACCAATTCGGCGTGCTGCGCCACGTGATTGATTGCGATGGACAATGTGTTTTTCATGTCTGTTGACTTCCTTTTCCGCCCGGCCTATAGTTTTAAAAGCACGTGCGACACGGTGTTATTCTCCCGGCCGTAGCACAGCGGTCTTACCGCTGGAGCGTCATGCGGGGTTGCCGCCTTCGGGCGGATTGGGAGGCCCCGCCACGTGCTTTTTCATTTCTCTTTTCTCATCAGCCGCGCCACTTCACTGCTTCGCTTGGCCTCATCGGCCGATAACCTTCGAAAACTTTGCAAAAAAACTGCTTGGCCGGTCGCAGTGGCCTTGACCACCGAAACATATCCCGCCGGATCTTCCAGGATGTGGATCAGGGAGGTTGGAGTATCCTGAATCTCCCGGCCGTGATCGATGGCAACTTGGACGAAAGCGTATTCGCCCGGCGAGATCTCCGAATGCGCCCGTAGCTGCTTTTCGGCCGATTCGGCCGATAGCCGCACCGTGCGCGCCGTGGCGCCGATACGCGCGGCCGATGCGTCCGGCAATACCGCCACCGGAAAATACCCACGGGGAGCGGTCAACCAGAGCGCGAACACGTCGCTTTTAACCAGGTCAATCGCCGCCACGCGGGCAATTTCCGGCTTTTTTGCGGCGTCCAGTTTGCCGGTCAGCAGATCGAGCGCGGAGGTGATCCGCGTTTTGCCCGGATTGGTGTCCCAGCCCGGATCGATGCCCGCCGGAACCAGCTCCGTTTGGCCGGTGCGCTTGTTTTCCCAGGGAACGCGGTGGCTCGGCGGCGCCTCGGTTTTCACGGGTACGCGACCGCCGGACAGATGCCCCGTGGGCAACCCGCTTTGCGGATCGAGTATTTGCTTTCGCTCCGGGGCCGGTACGCCCGCGCTTTTCATGCGCTCGGCTTCGGCCCGCCCGACCTGCCGCACAACGCATTTACAGCCCCAGCCGTTGGGCGGCAGGTGAGTGTTCCACCAGGGATCGTCCACCGGAAGCAGTGTGCCGTGCCACGCCACATGCTCATCGCGGTGTTCGCGGCTCGGCCCCAGCTCGTAAATCAGGTACGGCAGCGCCGCTTTGGTGCGCTGGGCGCGGTTCCACTGCCCGGCGGCGCGGGCGGTGCGCATATTGGCGCGGTATATGGTCTTTAACCGGCGCGGGCTGCCGAGTTGCACGACCTTAGCCTCGCCGGTGACCGGATCGGTCATGATCGACCGTCCCCACCAACCCAGATCCTGCAATTTCGGCGTCAGATCCTTGGCAAACTGGCGATAGGTGACGCCGTTCGCCAGACCGCGGTCCAGCTCTCCCCGAATGCTTTCCAAGACATCGAGTTGCATCGCTTTGGCTACGGTGAAGGCATGGGCGTGCTCCTCGCGCCAGATATCCCGATAGTCGAAGCCGGGCGTGCTCACCTTGGCCCGGAAGTAATCCAGTGCCTCTTTGGGTATGGGGCCGGGGACGCTGATCTTCACTGCGCCTCCCCTTCCACGCGGGCTTTAAACAGCGCCGACGATAAGCTGCGCGTGAGCGCGCCGACATCCTGGTTTGCCAAGATCTCGCCCAGACGGCGCGCAAAATCAGCTTCGTCGACGGCCTCTTCCAGCGCCACCCGTATCGGATCGACCACCGGCGTTACCAAGGGCTGCCAGTCGGCCAGGGCCTCGTCGGCGGCGCGGTCTATGTCGTCGTCTTCAACGGTTTGAGCCCGATTCAACGATTTGAGCAGTTGCTGTTGGACCGCATTCAACCATTGGGCGTTCGGCGCCGTCGGCGGTATGGACGGTGCCGACGGCTGGGCCAATACTTCGGCATTTTTTTCGGGATCGGGCAGCCCCAATTTATCCCTGACCACGCTCTGCTCCACGCGCAAACCCAACGGCACCAGCTTGGCCAATGCTTCGGATAACGCAACGATATCTTCCTGGGCTACGGCACGTAACTGGATCTGCGGATAATTTTCCTGGGGGCCAAAATTCAGATCGATGAATGGCCGTACCAGGTCACGCTGGAGGGTCTCTTCGAGCTGCTCGGCGTCGTCGTCGCGGAAGTCGTGACGCACTTCGTTCTGGGCATCTTCATTGCCGAGTTTGCCGGGCGTGCCTTGGGTGGTGGCGGTTTGACCCAAAAGCCCTTTGGTGACTTGATTGTCCAAGTATTGGGCCAGGCGCTCGAAAAAATCGCTGGAGCCGCTTTTCGTGGCCTCGA